TGCACGCTCTAGCGCCGTGCGGTGAGCGGTGATCTCTTGAGCTCTATCTAAGATCACGCGGTCTTGCATTAAGCCCTGCACTCGGCGCACATCCATTGGATGATTTCTCCGGCTGAGTCTCGTACGGTGCGGCCTCCCACGACCGATACCTTTTTAAGGCATATATCACAGGTATCAGACTGAGTAATCGTTACTGCTCCATCTGCATGGATGGTAGTGGCGTAGCCATCTTTAATAAAGATTAGATCGCCCATGTTTACACCTGAGGCTTCCACTTGCCGTCACTAGCTAATACGTGCCAGTTAGGGTTGCATTGTGTGGCCTTTGTCTTTTCGGTACAGAAATAACCGCCCCAATTCTTAGGGCTGCCCTTTGCGGCTTGCTTCCAAATCATCGTGCCATGAGGGCAGCGTGGGGCAGCGGCTACTAGCTCACCACCTAATTGGCCTTGAATCTCTGCCACAGCTGTAGTTAAAGCTGTTGTGCCAGTCTCGTGGGCTGTCTGCGTAATCGATAGCGTGGCCCATGGATCTTTTGATGCAGGTAACGTCTCGACCTTTTCCATGTCCTGTCGTGTAGGCCGACCACCCTGATAATTATCGCTAGGGGATAGGAGGCCTATGCAGCGGCCATAAGCTGAGGTCGTTGTGTCCTCGACTAGCCATTTACGCATATTGGCCGTGAGAGTAGCTACGTTGCCATAAGCAAAATCAACAGCACTTGGCACGTGATCCTCAAACTCACGATATGCCTCAGCTTTGATTAAGATCCAGCCGGCAGCTAGATCCATATCCTCGATAGTGGCGACTAATCTGCCTGAGGGAAATTCTTGGCGAAAACGCTTAATGCGAGTATTTACATCCTCATAATTATCTAGAAAACTCATTAGATTAGCTCCTTATCTTTAAGAGCTTTAGCGATTGCACGTCCTCGTAAGTAGCCCTCGCCATGGCCGATACGAAAGCCAAGGGAGTAGCAGATATAGGCGGTTAGCCCTGTGATTATTACCATGTAAATGAGTGGTGGCACTTGCGTTAAATCCATTTTTATATAGCCCCTTAGTGTTATGGTGCTTACTAAGGGCTAAGAGATATGACCAGTTATGTAAAGCTAGTAAAAGCAAAACGCGCTTAAATTAGGTTTACATAATGCAACAAATCGGAGTTTGATAATTATCAAAGATCTGACTTGTCATCCTCTTGACCCTTTATAGACACCGTTGTTTAGTTGTGACACTCATCACTTGAGTGCTAGCACTACTTTAATTGCCAAGACTGACAATTAAAAGGGCGACACACGGTCAACAATAGTCAAGAAAAGGGCGACTATGCCAGCTGCACGCATGACACCGACAGGCACAATGGACGTAACTAGCCATGCAACCATGGATGGAAAGATCAGAGTCTTGGGATATGGCGAGGATGATCGAGCGGTAAACCCGGGGGACTTGCTACTAATCGGCTCAAATTGGATGAGAGAAAATGGCAAACTGATTGAGACAGAGTTTGTCTTAAAGCTGCGAGGCCGCGATATAGATCATTTTGTAAAAGCTGCACAAACGGCCAAGATGCTCTACGAGGATAACAAGCATTGGCTACAAGCCTCTATGTCTCAACCCGGGGTCGATACTCGGCCTATGAGCGGCATACGAGCAGCTGACCAGCAAGAGACGTTACACAAATACCTATCGAGCTAAGCGATCCTCAAGCAAGAGTTCGTAAATTCGATCCACACGTTGTTCAATACGCTCGACTCGGCCGTGCAGATTATGGCCACCATTACCGTCCGGCTTTAGTTCGGATAGGTAGTACTTGACCATTTTACGGATAAGCCCAGCCCACAACCCCAAAATGGTAAAGCTCCCCAAAGCTATACCGACTGCGAGCTGAGCCTGTTCCATTACTTCTTTACGCCAAACTGACCCTCAGATGGTTGGAGCGCCTTAAGTAATGGCCCAATTAGCCCAGCGATAAACGCATTAGCTAACACCTTAGGATCTGTTATACCTGACATATACAGCGCTGCCGCACTAGCGATAGCTGCTCGCCCATAGGACTTAGCCGCTGCGATTGCTTGCTCTTTCATGGTCTTGCTCCTAAATGCCCTTTAGGATTTGTCTTACTGTAAACCTAAACTAGAAATTAAAGCTTTAGCCTTAGTAAGTGTTGCTTCTACCTCGAAGTGCATATCGTCCGGCCTTGTCTTAAAGTCGCCGCCCCATTTTAGGCCGTACTTCTTGGCCAGAGCCCGGATCATAGGTATCTGCTCAGCTGGAAAAGTGCCAGCCTTACCTAGGGGATGCTTAGTCGCATTGAGATCTATAGCCGTACCGGATGCGTGGCATGAGAGTTTAGTGGGATTACCTCGCACCATCCTGTAGGCATAGCCCCAATCGTCAAAGGTATCCTCATCTATCGGCTCTATTAGCTCGTGAAACTCGGCAGCAAAGGCCGCCAAGAGAGGCCCAACACTCTCGGCGCACCTTAGCTTACGATCCGTACCCCTTACAGGGTAGGATTTTATATTTATAGCTGCCGGATCTTTAGATGCCGGATAGCCGTTATAGCTAGTCTCCATTAGTAACGCTCGGTGTGGATTGTTCCGCCTGCATAGCATCGTAGGTTGATTTAAGCATTGAAGTAAATGACCCGTCAGCGTGTGCAATTATTGCGTGTTCAGTCAGTTCGCCCATTGTTTCAACTTGAATAAAAGTTACATTGTCCATTGTCATCTCCTAGAGTTCCGCACTAAATCCAATAAAACTTGATGCACTACTTCCATTTAATACACCAGATTGGTTAGCCGTTACTCCTGAAACTGTGCAATTTACACAAAATGAATCGGAAACTGCGCTAACCAGAGTGACATTTGTTATTGTACGAAAAGCACCATCATAAGTTTGTAAATTAGAATAATCCACTGCTGTTGGTGTGACTCTCATAGTAACTGTTGGCTTAATGTACGCAATAAAGTTTGTTGTTGTTTCATTAAAACCCGTTGAATAACGACTATTAGTATATCCAGTTGATCGGTAGTAATAACGCTGACAAGCGGCTAATTCTCCTTGAATTGTTCCGCCAGCACGACTAAAGGTTGTCGGTACTGAACCAATTTCTAGGCTAACTTGCGCAATTTCTAGATAAGCGGTGTTGGCAATTTGCGATGATGTTGAGATGTAAACTCGCAAAGAGTTTGCCGTTGCATCATTTGGAATCGAAATCGTTAAAGTTGCTAGATACCAATCCGCTGAGGTTGTGCCAGTTGGGAGTGATGCGGTTGGAACTGTCGTGCTTGAAATTGTTGTCCAAGAAGCACCGCTGCCCGCATCTGTTGTTGCTGATTTTTGAACCAAGATAATTGCATCTGAGGTATTTGCAGCGTTCTTTCTTAGTCTTGTAGAAAATGTAACTGTCTTACCTTGTAACGGAACGACATTTGCGGTTTCAATGTATTGAAAGAAATCCGCAACACTATTGGAAAATGTCGAAGCCATACGCAAGCAATACTGAGAACCTGCTGGAACTCCTGTTGTCTGTCTGCTTAAAGTCATTGAGTTGGTTACTGTTGCCACAAATCTATCTGCGGTAAAAGCGGTGTTGTTGTTAATAGAAAACGAAGTGCCTCGTTGCCAAATGTCAAAATTACCGTTAATAATGGCATTGCGACCAGCAGCCTGTGAACCTTGATAGCGCAAGCCTGTTGACGTGGAACTATCTGCTACGAGTGTCTCGCCGTTGTTGCCTACAGATAAAATAGCCGGAGTATCGTTTGCACTAGCTCCAATTAGATCGCCTTTAGCATTTACGATTGAATTAGGTACAGCCGCATTAGCCAAATCATAGGCAGATTTGACCGCGCTTGCTGTTGCAGCTAAAGAGGTTGAAGTGCTCGAGGTTGAGGTAGAAAGCTGAACAGCTCCGAGGTTAGATGTAGTACCGCTAAGAATACCGATAGTCACATCGCCGCTAGTGCCTCCACCTGTCAATGGTGATGATGCTGTAACGCCTGTGATGTCTCCCGGATTTGGTGTAGTCCATACAAAATCCATATCGGTATTACTATTTTTAGCAAGGATTTGTCCTGTAGTGCCACCTTCAAGATCAGCCATAGAAGCATCAATAGCATCGCCAAGCGCCTCGATAGCTGTAGCACCATTTTTAACTAAATCCGTGGACGTAGGTACTGGCCATCCAAAATTAGGCGTTGTAGTTGCCATTAGTTTAATACTCCAA